CGGGCACGGTCAATGGCTGGGATGACAGCACGCAGGATATCACGGCGGCCGCCACGGCCTCTGTCTCCGGCCTGACGCTGAAATCAGCAGGCGACGATATCACGGTCTCTTACGACGAGGCTGATGTGACCGCCATTGTCATCGTCCTGGGCCTGCTCACGCCGGAGCAAATCCGCACCTACGTACGGTCATGAAGCAGCCCATCGCCACTCTGACCAACCTCTTCTATGGCCTCGCGGCCTGGTACGCCTACCTGGCTGACCAGCCGATAGCCGCCGGCGCGTTCTTGCTGCTGATGCTGGGCTCTGCCTGGTACCACATTGCCCGGAGCCGGTGGTCCAAGACCGCCGACGAAATGGGCATCTACGGCATCATCCTCGCGCTGCTGGTGGTCGCCTACCCGATTTCAGCGCCCTACTTGGCCGGCCTATGGGTAGTCCTGCTCCTGCTCAACGGCCGTGCCTCCAAGCACAGGGCAAAGATAATGACGGCCCTGGGGCTCTGTGTCATATTCATCGTCCAGTTGCGCGCGGGCCTGCTGCCGACGCTGGGGATCGTGCTGGTCATGCTAGCGGCCCTGGGCGCGCGTGACTTCGGCCATAGCGCCGATGACCCGCACGGAGGCTACTCGTTCATCAGCGACCTGTGTCACGGCCTGTGGCACGGCCTGACGGCGGCAGGGCTCTACCTGGCTCTCACCCAAATCTGACCTGACCCCATGCCCAACACGTATCGCATAGGCCCCGGCCGCATCCTGGTCGCTGACAGCATTTCTGATCCTATTGAGGACTGGCTAGACCTGGGGTACACGCGCGGCATCACCATTGACTTGACGCCGCACGAAGTGGCGCGCGGCCGTGTGGACCAGCTGGGGCCAGTGGCCTTCGCAGAGGCTGTATGGGTGGCGCCACGCGGATTCCAGGTACGGGCCAGTATGGCCGACCAGGACGCGGTCAAGGCGGTTAAGCTACTACCGGGATCAATCCTCGTCACCAGCAGCGCCAAGGAGGCACTGACCTTCCCGGCGCAGATAGCGTCCCTGGGCACGAAGGCGGTGGCCATTATCCCGGAGACAGAGTACACAGCGGGCGACCCCTGGGTGGACGCCAATAACGCCGTGTGGATGAAGGAGGCGTTTCTGTCCATCGACCAGGTGCCGGTAGGCGGCGAAGTGGCCGATGACGATGACGCCATTCACCGGATGGAGTTGGTGATCACGCGCTGCCTGCCTAACGCAGCCGGTATCGGGTCACCTCTTGTGGCGGCCCCGGAGGTCTATCCCCAGGGGTGTCAGTTTTTGTGGCAGCCCCTGCTGGACGGCCTGGTGCCTCTCGTCCGCGACAGTTACACCTTCACCCGCGCCTCTACCGCCACCTACACGGACGCGGATGGCGTAGTGCAGACCGCTGGGATCAACGTTCCCCGCTATGATGGGGCTACGGGGAGGCCGATCAACGAGCCGCAGGGGACAAATCTCCACACCCAAAGCGAGAACGATAACTCTTCGTGGACGGCGAAGGACGTCACACTTACCGAATATGTCGCCGCTCCTGACGGTAGCATTACCGCGACCCGAACCGTAATTGACTCCCAAACCGAGACTCATTACGTGATTTACGACAACGCGCATTCTGTCGTGGTGTCCGGCACTCAATACACACACTCTCTCCACGTAAAGATCGCCGATGGCGAGTCCTTATATTTACGCGTAAGAGGATCGGGATACTCCGTCTCCCTCGATTACAAATTCCTACGATCCGGGAATACCCTTGTCACAACGGAATCAACACCGGAGAAGAAAGGGTACAAATACATTGGCGACGGTTGGTTTCGCGTCTGGGTATCTGGGATTGCTGACGGGACAGGAGACAGCCGTTCTCAAGTATGGTTTTTGAACGGGACCAATACCTCCGTTGTGGGGAACGGGACCGATTTCTTTGACGTTTGGGGTGCCCAGGTCGAGGCCCACGACGGCCCCCCGACCTCCTACATCCCCACATCAGGCTCCACGGTAACGAGAAGTGCCGACGTTTGGGGCGGGGCCGGGACGTTCACTCGCGCATCGTCTGCTACCTATGTTCGAAATGGCGTGGTGAAATACGCTGGGACGAATGAGCCTCGTCATCAAGATTCGGGGCTGTTGCTGGAGCCGCAGAGGACGAATCTTCAAACATATTCGGGCGGCGAGTCGGGCTGGATACCAACGAGATGTTCGATCTCTGCGAACTCGGCTGCCGGCCCGGACGGAACGCTCACGGCTGACAAGCTAGTGGAGGACAGTAGTGCGTCAATTAATCACTTCGTCAGCCCCGTAGCCTTTGCCCTTACTATCGGGACTACGTATTCCGTGTCCTTATTCGTGAAGCCAGCGGAGCGGTCGCAGATAAGGATAAGGGTGACTGGTGCTGGAGTGATAGACTCCGGGGTCGCGTTCGACCTCGTTGCACTTACTACTTCCATCAAATACGGTAGCCCCTACCGCCAGTCTATTGTGGAAATGGCCGGCGGGTGGTTCCGGTGTTCGTTCACCACCGACGCGGCTATGGCATCTGGAAATGCTAGCTTCTATCTGTATTTGGAAAATGATGCCCTGGCCTATACGGGTGACGGCTCATCGGGCCTCTACTTCGAGGGTCTCCAAATCGAAGCTGGCTCCTCCCCCACGAACTACATCCCAACGGCGGGAAGCGCGGTGACGCGGAGTTCGGACTCGGTTGACTTTGCCCAAGCCAACATCCCGTCCCCATTCGTGGAGTTTACGGCCCACGCCAAGTTGACACTTGAGAAAGGCGTGTTCGACGGCAATGGCTCAATGGTAACTTCGGCCACTGGGGCATTGACCGATGAGTACCGAATGATGCTCCGAACATCTAGCGAGGGCAATGGTCGGCTTGAGTGGACGTTCGACGTAGAGAACGGCACCCTCAAAGAATACACGCACCTTGCGGATGCCGTTGCAGACGTAGAGCAGGACACAACCTTTCATGTGGACGGAACTGACGGATCATCCTACGCGGCAGACACGATACAGGAGTCGAAAGCTATTTCCGGTGATCCGACCGGGAAGGATTTTGCCGACGCTTTAAGATTCCAGCCCGCAAGCCAAGCGGTTGGGTTTTCAGGTTTCGTTGTTGTCAAAGGCACTCTCACCCCCGCCCAAATCCGTAAGTACCTCCGATGACCTAGGAAGCCAACACCTTGAGGCCCGGACACCAAGCCAACTGAACCCGCATTATGCCACACCTACGCAAGATCACCCGCGACCAAGCCATAGCCATCCAAGATGCCCAATCCGCAGAGCAGCATAACGCTGAACTGTCGGCCTACGCGGCCGCTGCGCTCTTCTCTGCTGTCCAGGTGGGCGAGTCTCCGACCTACCTGTACTTCCACGTGAACCTCGGCGATTCCAACCGCCTGCCTGGTACTTCCTTGGGGCAGTACAGCGACCTCGGCGGCTACGACCGCAAGGCGGTCCTGGAATGCACCTATGAGGGCGTGGAGGACATGGACGGGGAGGAAGTGCCCGTCACCCGGCGCGTCAAGATCAAGGACTTGCCGCAGGACACCCAGTCCCTAGAAACCGACCTTATCCCTCACCGATTCGCCTAACCGCGCACACGATTTCTGTGTGCCTATATTGACACCCAGCGTCACCCCGTAAACACGCCCAGTTAACCAGCATCAGATTAAGTCATGCCTAACAATTATAGCATCGGCCCGATGCACGCGATCTACGGAGACTTCCAAGACAACTCGGGAGCCTTCGTCGATGTGTCCTACCTCGGCAAAACGCGCGGTGACGTGATCGTGCGGCCTAACCCCAGCATCGCTAGGGGCAAGGTGGACCAACTCGGTCCTGTCGCCATCACTGACGCCATTTGGATCGGCGCCTACTCCCCTGAAATCGTCCTACCCCTGGTGGACGAGGACAAGACCAAGCTATCGAAGATCATGCTGGGCACTACGGTGGTCACCAGTGGGTCCAAGACGGCGCTCACCTTTCCCACCGGACCGCAGCAGATCGCCAATGCCAACATTGGCTCGTTGATGCTCATTCCTGTGCGCAAGACCTACACCAACTTCGGCAGCGGCGAAGACCCCTTCAACGATCCGGACAACTGGTTCTTCCCGGCGGTTATCCCGCGCGAGGTAGGCGAGTTCATGTACGGGGAAGTAGCAGACACCGACGATGCGCTCAACCCGCACACGGCGACGCTGATCGGCTGCTACCGCTCGAAGTGGCAGGATGACACCCTGGCCACGGGGCTCCCGCAGGTTCTCTTCCGGGGCTCTCCGGACGCGGCCGGCCTGTCCACAGGGTTCGACTTCGTCACCAACGCGCTGACTCGCTTCAACGCGCTGATCGCGACCTAAACCCTGGAGGACACCTGTGCAGGCTGCCTCGCTTGTACGTGCCGTCCTGCCTCGTCATTACGCCACGGAGGGCGGGCAGACAGTCGATGTTCGCCCGCCCTCTGTGCGTGAGGCCCTGGAGATCTTGTACCTATTGCGGTACGGCTCTGTGGACACAGACGAGGATGACCGGCACCTGTTGCGCATAACGCTCCTTTCGTGGCTAGGCCCGGACGGGGGCATGGTAGCGCGCCTGAGCGCCGCTGAGATTGGGGGCATCGTGCGGCACCTGGTCATGGACGGGCTGCCTGAGCGTGACCCTGAGGATGCAGAAGAGGAAGGAGAGGCAGACGAGCGGGACCACGAAGACCCGGAAGCCTGGATAGACCTGCTCCTGGACTACTGCGAGGTGTTCAACCTGGACCCTTTCCACACCTATACCACGATGCCCTTCCCGTGGCTGGCGGGTATGGCCGGCCAGCTGCATCGGGCCACCGCCCGGCGCACGCTCCGGGAGATCGACGCGGCTACCGTGCCCAACATGGAGAAGACCGATCGCAAGGCATTCCTCCGCGCGCTCAAGAAGCAGGCACGCGGCAACCGTCCTGTGCCCAAGGCCAAACCGATGACCGAGGCGCAGATCAAGCAGAATATGGACGCTCTACAAAAGGCATTTTCGCCCCTGGGAGGTTAAGCGATGGGACTCCGATCAGAAGCCATCCTAGTCACGGACAAGTGGCACCGCGCGCTCAACCTGATGACCAAGGACACGGAAGAGTCCTTCAAGAAGCAGGAGCGCACCGGCACGCAGGCGTATGACCGCCTGGGCAAGAAGGGCGTGTCCGTGGCCTCTAAACTCAAGCGGGCGTTCGCCGGGATCTTCGCCGGCACCAGCATTGGCTTCGCGGTTAAGAAGATGCTGGACTTCAACAAGGAGTTGGAGAAGACGCTGATCTCCTTCAAGGTGCTGACCGGCAGCCAGGAGAACGCTATTGCTCTGTTCAAGGAACTGGAGCGATTCGCCGCCTTCACGCCTTTCGAGCAGGCCACGTTGAACAAGGGGGCGCAGTCCCTGCTGGCCTATGGCTTCGCGGCAAAGGAGGTGGTCGGTATCCTCAAGGACGTTGGGGACGCGGCCGCCGCCAACCCGGAGGGGATGGAGCAGGGCCTCATGCGCATCGTCCGGGCCTTCGGGCAGATCCGGGCGCGTGGCAAGCTGGCGGGGCAGGAAGTCCTCCAGCTGACAGAGTCCGCGGTGCCGGCCCTGGAAATATTGGCCAACGCCTTCCGCAAGACCACGGGCGAAGTACAGAAGATGATCGAGAAGGGCCTGATCCCCGCCGACACCGCCATTGCGGCGCTGCGGGCCGGGCTCCAAGAGCGCTTCGGGGGCCTGCTGGCCGAGCAGAGCCGGTCGATGGATGGGCTACTGTCCACGCTCAAGGAGAACGTGACCATCATCACCCGGGACCTGGGCGCCGGCCTGTTTGACAGCCTGCGCACGGACCTCATGCAGGTCACGGACTCCCTGGGCCGCATGGCCGACTCCGATGACTTCAAGGGCAAGATCAAGGCCATCAGCGCGGAGATAGCCATATTCTATCAGCGCCTCAAGACGGTGCTGAAGTGGGTGTGGGAGAACCGGCGGGCGATCCTCAACGTGGTGGCCGCCTATGCGTCCATGCGCCTGACGCTGATTGGGCTGAACGCCATTCTCACGGTCACCCCCATCCTGTTCCGGGCGGTGGACTCTGCGCTCATCACCTACCGGGCACTGACCATTGCGGCCAATGTGTCCACGAAGGCGTTTTTTGCGACACTGGCGCTCAACCCGTTCGCGGCGGCGGCGGCGGCCGTGGGGGGACTGGTGCTGGCTCTCCTGGAGTGGCAGCGCCACGCGGAAGAGGCAGAGCGGATTCAGAGGGAACTGGTCGGCACGGTCACGGATGCCGCCAGTGCCTACGAGAAACTGAGCGATGCCCAGCGTGGCACCGTGCGGAAGGGCCTGGATAAGCGGTTCCTGGAGTTGGTGGCGCAAGAGGATGACCTGAGCAAGCAGATCGCTGATGCGCAGCTGCGCCCCAACCCCGGCACGTTGTCCTTGATCCAGTTACTGGGGCAGCGCAAGAAGGACGTTGCGAACAATATCGAGGCCCTGGAGGTCTTGATGAACAAACTACAGCAGCCGGCGCCCAAACAGGAGGCTGATGACAAGGGGGATACCACCCTCAAGAAGCTGGAATTAGGCACCGGGGAGCAGAAGACGCTGATGCAGTCCCTGCGTGAGACTGTCAAGGGCCTGGAGGAGGACCTGCAGTCCATACGATCGGAGGGCGAGGAAGAGTACGCTAGCCTGCTCCGCAAGAAGGGGGTCTACGAATCCCTACTCAAGCTGACGGAGCGGCGCCTGGAGCGAGAGAACGACCGGGCCGCCACCCTGCGCGAGATAGCCCGGCGCACCGGGGCCGACGTAGAGGGGCTGGAAGCCATGATGAGCATACTCAACGGCAGCAAGATGCTCACGCTACCACCCAGCCTAGGGCTAGGGGGGCTGACCATGGAGATTGAGTCGGCTGTCAAATCCTTCAATGACCGGTCGGAGCGCATCCGGGTACTGGAAGATCCGGAAGAGGCACGCAAGGCAATGGGTGACCTGGAGCGGATCTACACCGCGTCCATCAAGGCACTACGTGACCGGGTAAAGACCGTGATCGGGCAGTTGGACCCAGCGGCCGCCAAAGACTTGTTGGCGCTGCTGGATCGGGCACAGGGCCTGGTGACCGACAGTGATAAGATCAGTGTCAACTTCAAGACCATCGCCACGGCCGCCCGCAGCATCCTCCAGCTGGACGGCGTGTTCGGCAACATGGACGATGACGTACGGCGCCTGGCAGAGTCGATTATCGGCGTAGTAGACAACCTGGGCGAGTTGCGCAACGTGCGCGAGACCTTGACTGACGCTGGCGTGGGGCTCTCGTCCTCGGCTGGCGTGTTGGCGCAGGCGGCCCCGATCCTGGGCATTGCAACCTCCGTGGTGTCGGGACTGTCTGCCCTGTTTGGGTCACAGTCAGAAGAGAGCGCCAGCCTGGTAGACGGTCTAGGCCGGAATGAGCGCGCTTTGCGGGATAATGCGCGCGAGATCTCGTCCGCTATCCGTGAGTGGATCCGTGCCAACACCGTCGGCAGTGACCTCACGGAAACTCAGATCGAGGCTGTCGGCCAGGCCATGCTCACCGTAGACGCTATTGTGGGATACGGGAAGGACCTGTCAGACCTGGCTGACGCGACGCGGCGCTTTGAGGATGCTCAGCGGCGATATTTGGATGCGGTGGTCTACGGTGAGCATGGCCTGGCCGAAGTCTATCGTCTGGCAATGGAGGCGGCGCGGGACAATATGCAGAACGCGCAGGAGTCCATAGGAGTGGGTGCTCTAGGCGGCAACTTGTCAGACGGGAGAGAGAGCCTAGTCAGTTGGTTCGGTAACATGATCAACAACCTGGAGGCCAACGGCGCCATCAGTGAGTCGGTAGCTGATGCCTACCGGTCAATACTGGAGGATGCCCTTGCGGAATTCGGGGTCGACGAGTCAGACAAACTCTATGATACCTTGGTGGCCCTGCTCAACGGAGGCGACCTGCCAGCCGGCCTAGGAGGCGTTCCGATTGAGGAGGGGCTGCGCCAGTTCATCAAGGACTTGACTACCGGCTTTGGTGGAATAGGCGAATCCATTAACGCCGTACTGGCGGGGTTCTCCATTCTTCAACAGATCGCAGGTGTGGAGGGGCCGGAAGCATTCAAGGAGCTCCTGCAGTCACTCCTGTCGTTTGGGCAGGAGACCGGCGGTATCTCGGCGGGCATGATGGCCCAGCTACAGGACCTCATGGACCTGGATATCACCACGGCCAGCGGGCGGGATGCGCTCCAAGCCTACCTGACCGAAACAATCCGGGCGCTCAACGCCGGCGAGTTCGGCCTGGGCGGGGCGCAGTCTGGCATTCTGGGAGAAATGACCCCGGATGAATTGCGCTCTTTGTTGTCTGCCTTGTCCTCGTTTACGGACGAGTCTGCCGTGGGCAGTGGCACCAGTACCTCGGCCGCCTTCTCGCGCTCTATCACGGAGGTGCAGGCCAACCTGGTCGTGGCCATACTTCGGACGGCGCTAGTGTGGCAAGAGCGTATGGCCCTGGCCAGCGAGAACACGGCATCGCGCATGAACGTCCTGCTAGGGCGTACCCCGGTCGCACCGCCGCCGGTCGCACCGCCCGGTGGCGGTGGCCCCGTCACCTACGAACCTGGC